CAACTTCAAGTATGGTACAGCGCCGGAAGTCAAGTTGCTCAAAGCTGATGACAGTACCATCGACCCGTCGGTGTTCGAGGGTATCGTATTAGAAGAGATACGCAAGGAAGTAGGCAGCGAGGCAGACAATATGCCTGACCTGCTGAACCTCCCGAATGCAGAGAGCGTCATCTATGCGTATCGCTACCAGCTAAAGGATACCTACTTCAAAGAGTTACACATGGTAGAGCCAGACGCCGGGGCCGATTGGTCAGCTATCCTGTGGCGCGAGATAATGATATGCGTCGAAGCAGGTATGGAACGCGAAGAAGTCTTTGTTGTCGCTGCTTCAAGTAAGGTCAACAAGTACGCTAGAGACAACAGACCTATTCGACATCTGTGGGCCGATGTACTGAAAGCCTGGAATAGCAAGGCGGCTTTTGCTACCATCGCCGGTGAGCTAGACTACCAGCTAGAGTTCCCTATACTAGTAACAGAGGATGAGTATGAGAACCTCCCACAAACATTTCTTGACGATTATGTGGAATGGGGAGTTGAGGCCACCGATGCTACACCGCAATATCATGAACTCTCCGGGGCTATCCTATTATCTACAATACTTGCAGATGGTATCCATGTCAAGACTTCCTTTGGTAAAATCATCCCCAACCTGTGGGGTCTTATCCTCGGAGAGTCCACTCTTACCCGCAAGACCACAGCCATGCGAATGGCAATGGACTTCGTTACCGAACTGGACTCTGAATGTCTCTTGGCTACATCAGGATCAGTCGAGGGTATCCTTACCGGATTGAGTGAAAGACCAAACAAGGTGAGTATGTTCTTCCGCGATGAGGTAGCGGGTTTCTTCGGTGAGATGCAGAGGAAGGATTACCTCAGTGGAATGCCTGAGGCGTTAGCACATCTGTATGACTGTCCACCAATGGATCACCGCAGACTCAGGAAGGAGACTATCACAATTGTCTCACCAGTCTTTATTTTCTTTGGAGGCGGTATCAGAGACAGGGTGTACGAAACCGTCCGTGAAGATTTATTTTACAGCGGGTTCTTGCCTCGCTTCCTCATTGTGTCAGGCGAAGCAGATATGGAACGAGTGCGTCCAATGGGACCACCTTCATCCGATACCAAACACGCACAACGTAGAGAAGATTTGCGAATTAGACTCGCAGACCTCAAAGAACTCTACAGCCGAACAGTAATGTTTAAGGTTGGTAGTCAGACAACACAGATTGATAAGAACATTGAGGCGATACTTACGCCAGAAGCGTGGGAACGTGTAGCGCAGATTGAAACCACACTAACTCACATCGCTAACGAGTCTGTCAATCCTCTGATTACTCTGCCTACTTTTGTCAGACTAAGTACAAGTCTGTTGAAGTTGGGTATTCTCATTGCCGCATCGAGACAAGAACCAGGCGGTGACTACAAGATCAAGGTTGAAGAACGAGACATAATTCACTCCGCAAAATACGTGCAACGATGGGGAGTACACACAGCCCATATGCTCGGCAACACTGGCAAGACGTTTACGGAGCGAACTATTGATAAGATTCTCCGCTGCGTTAGAGAGTATCCCGGCATTACACGAAGTGATGTTATGCGGCGACACCACCTCACAAGTCAGGAAGGGAACTTACTGTTTAGTACTCTAGACGACAGAGGACTTATCACCATGAGCAAGGAAGGAAGAGGCTATCGTGTCTACCCCGTCTAATGAGAACGAAGGTATTGACCACATGGATGAGATGGAGAACCGTCTTAGTATGATCGGCTTAGGCGAGATGGGTTACTTCATCTATCTAGGTGCTATTGCAGCCGGTGCTGATTCAAGAGAAGCAATGATTGTACTAACAGCATTCTTTCAGGCTGGCGCACAAGCTAACTATACTCCCACAGAAGTAGATGATGAGGAAGAAAGTGATGAAGATGAGTCCACTGACTGACGATCCTGTTAATCCTAAGCACTACAGTGAGTTGGGTGAGTACTCAGCACTTCACGTAATCCACAAGTGGGAGTTAGGGTACTGTCTAGGTAGCGCACTAAAGTATATACAGCGCGCTGGTAAGAAGCCTGGAACACCGGCAGTTGTGGATTTGAAGAAAGCAGTTTGGTACATTCAGCGAGAGATTCACATTCTCGATCCTGACCAACCTGATCCTGCTGCTGCGGCAAACAGACCGAGTATCGGACCCATAGCAGATTTTATCCGTAATGATAGGCGTGATCTAGATGCGTAAACACCCTCTAGCTGAGTGTGAGAACTGTCCTCTACGTGAGGAACGTGTAGCTCGCACAACGGGTGGTCACGATTGCAAAGTCGCTGTAGTGTCGAGAAGTCCTGGCGTTACTGATGTGTCGCGTGGTAAACCATTCAGCGGTGCATCCGGTAAGGTGCTAGACTACCTCCTGGGTGAGAACGGCTACGACCGTAAGGACGTACTCGTAACAAACCTCGTCCTGTGTTACAGTGACAACCCGCCACAGGGAGCAATTAGTGCCTGTCGAGCAAGGCTACAGGACGAATTACGGTCGGTGGATACCGTTATCGCCGCAGGGGTTGAAACTGTCAAGGAGTTTCTTGGTTCAACCTCTATTAAGGCCGCTAGAGGATACCGTCATGAGAAGAACGGTAAGGTGGTTGTTGCTACGAACAACCCCGCGGCGGTACTGTATGACAGCGACACTTTCCCTAATCTTGTGGAGGATTTTAAGTTAGCACTCAATCCTCCACCGCCGGTCGTGTATCCCGAAGTCACGATTATTGACAGTGATCCGTTAATGGCGTTAGCCTTGTTTGATCTGTTGTCAGAACATAGTGGGCCTATTGCTACAGACATTGAAGGACATACTCCTCATTTGGAGTGTATTGGTTTTTCAATTAGTCCGGATCGAGCCTTTGTAGTATCAAGGCGTGTTATCGTGCAAGTATGGGATGAACTAAAGGCTCTGTTGGAATCCGATAAAGAATGGTTGTGGCACAATGGTATTTACGATGTTAAGCTACTCAGAAGAAACGGGATACACACTCGTATTGTTCAAGACACCTTTCCGCTTTCGTGGTGTCTCGACGAGCGCGAGGAAGGTGTGCATGGCCTCGCCTATCTATCCCGAACGCAACTAGGTTGGCCTAACTATGAGCCTACCTCAGTCGAACACTACAAAGAGACAGGAGAACTACCCGACGATATTGACGAGTTGCACAAGTACAATGGTTACGATTGTGCAGCCACGTTGCAGCTATTCTCCCTACTACGGGAGCGTGCTGTCGCAGACAATGTGTGGCAACTCTACAAGGGACAAAAGCTCCCGCTGATGAATGCAATCGTAGACGTTGAGCTACGAGGCTTTCCTTACGATATCATCGCGGCCGCCGATCTGAACGATCAGTATGTGTTACCTCGACTCAAAGAGTTGAGAGAGCAGATTCAGATTATTACTGGTCTAGCTCTATTCAATCCTGCATCGGCAAAGCAGGCATCAGCATTCATGTACGATACTTGTGGACTAGTTCACGGATTGAAGTCTACTCGTAGAGTATCGTATGAGCGTTCTACTGGCAAGGAAGTACGTAAAGAGATCATTGAAGGTAGAGCATTCTGCCAGTCTAGATATGAGGACAAGCTACTTGCATTTGCACAGTTAATGGAAGTGTTCTCGCAAGTGAACAAGCAGAGAGGTACATACATTGAAGGACTTATCAACAAAGTCCAGCCCGACGGCAAGCTCTATTGTTCGTTCAATCCCTGTGGTCCAGCAACAGGAAGGACTAGTTCCAGAGTCCCTAATTTCCAGAATATTACAAGAACCCCTAAGGATGTTGTGCCGGGAATTAGGAGCCTATTCCGGCCTTCCGATAGATGCGTTATCGTGCAGGCAGATTACTCTCAGGCAGAGCTTCGGTGCATCGGAAAACTTAGCGGCGACACAAACCTTCTATCTGTCTATCGAGATTCAAGCCGATCCCTACACAAAGAGACAGCAGCAGCTTTCTATGGACCTAACTACACCAAAGAGCAGTACGTAAAGTCGAAGAACATTAACTTCGGTGTATGTTATGGTCAGTCAGCATTCGCGTTCGCACAGATGTATGCTATGCCACAGAAGGAGGCACAGCGTTACATCGACAACTGGTTTAAGACCTTCCCTCAGGTAGATGAGTGGATTGCTCAGGTCCACCAACAGGCTATCGAAGATACTGTAATAGTAGCCCCACTAGGAGGTAAGCGGCGCTTCCATCTTATCACAGAGGAAAACATTGAAGAAGTTAAGCGACAGGCAGTTAATTTTCTGCCACAAAATACCGCCAGTGAACTTACTGTGTATAGTCTGTGCCAGCTTAATGCTATGGGTGTGCCTATTATCTCTACTGTACATGATAGCATTATTGCTGATGTACCTCAGGTAGACGCAATGGAAGTAGCACTCTTGATGAAGAAGGTAATGGAACGCGCACCCATCGAGTTGCTAAACTGGACTGATGTGCCATTTGTTGTTGACATATCAATCAGTGACGTATCGTGGGGCGACGTGCATGATATCGAATTGGAGGTTGCTGCGTGACATTTCTAGACTTTCAAAAAGAGTTCGGTGCTGTTAGATCAATGACTGTCGGTGAGGCTGCTAACAAGAAGGCTTTTGACCTTTTGATTAAGCAGCTGCGTACCCACACTACACGCGACAAAATCCGCAAGGTGTGGTTCGGTCCGTCTAACGGATTGCCATATCGTCTGAACTCTACTATCAAGTTAACGGATTTAGAAGATGTGATCTTCGAGTTTGATTCTGGCCCTGAGTTTAGTGGCTCACCTGGATTTGGTGCAGGTATTTACTTCATGTGGACTGGCGCACAAACTGGTGCTATGTTCAGTATCATCTCTAGTGGTTCTACTATCCAAAGAGGTCTACACTGGCGCGGCTCTTGGACGTTCTGCACTAGTCGCCCTAACTACGGAACCGCGCTGTTCATCGACGGCGTTAACAATTGGGGCGGTCCGAGTTCCGTGTTGAGCTTTACCACACAAGGTCAGACTAAGAGCCTCAGACGTGGACTGGTGCTAGACAATAAGCTCAACGGCGACAATGCTCATGGCGTCATTGGTGCAATGTACTCAGGCGGTGTGCAGCAGGGTGCATTAATAGCTATGGGCGGCGGTTGTGCTATCCAGGCCGGTAACATTTCTACCGAAGCAGGACAGATAGGGGTGTTCGTTGGTCCTAATGGTAGCGAAGTTAAGCTGATGCATCCTCTAAAGATCGACGGTGGCGGTACTGTCGGTA